AATAGCAACAAATCGGCAGCTTTATGATATAGCGAAAAAGGTTAATTCTAATACTTTTCTTATTCCGAATGGAGTTGACCTTGACCTTTTCAGGCCGCCTGAACCATTAAACCCTATTTTTGATAGGGATTTTACGGTTGGTTTTGCAGGCAATATTTGGAACTTAGGAATAGACTACAAAGGTTATAAGTATTATGTTCAGGCTACTGTGAGACTTTGGGATAAGGTAAAAAGCAAAAAACTTTTGCAAGGCTATAATCAGATATTGCATAATGAAATGCCTACAAAGTTTTATCACCAAATTGACTGTTTACTTTTACCGAGTGTAAATGAAGGTTGCTCGAATGTTATAGCCGAGGCGTTGGCTTGTGGTGTTCCTGTATTATGCACTAAAGTTGGTTTTCACGGTGAGATTCTTGAAAACGGAGAAAACTGTTTATTTATAAAACGAGACAGAAAAGATATTGAGGAAAAAATAATGATGCTCGTAGAAAATCCTGCACTACGAGCACGGCTTGCACGTAATGGGCGTAAAGTGGCAAAAAAATGGCATAACATTAAGGAGATTGCTGAAAAATATGATAAAGTTTTTAAGTTAGTATTGAAACATAATAGTTAAAAAAAAGATTAAAATAAAGAAAATATGCGGTATTAGCTATCAGTGTATATCAGTCTGTTATAGGGGCTGCCAAATAATTGGCAGCCTTTTTTTAACCATAAAAGAAAAGGAGATTAAAAATGGCAGATACAACACAAGTAACTTTAGGCACTGGTGATTTATATCTTAACAAAATCAATGTCGGACATCTTAAAGGTGATGTTGTTTTAACTGTTGAGGGCGAATTTGTAGATTTCAAGCCCGCAAATATGACCGGTAAGGTTAAGAGATTTGTTACTGGTGAAACGGTGAAATTAACAGCTTCACTGGCTGAAATTAAAGTGGCTAATATGAGATTAGCTTTGGGTGTTTCGACCGCCGTAACTGAGAGCAGTAGTTTTCCTTCTTATGACCCCAGTGAGTATAGTGCAGCCGCAAGCTCCAGTTTCGATGTTATAAGCTTTGGCGGTGATAAGACGGTTGCAGAGGTATCGTTGCGGTTTGAGCACACAAGGCCTGGTACTACGAAAAAGATTGTTGTTGTCTTTTATGCGGCCGTATCTAATCGTGTACTTAATTTGCCGTTCCACGAAGAAGATATAATTTTATCAGACGTCGAGTGGGAGGCACTTGCAGATGCAGACCGTTCCGCAGGCGACCAAATGGGCTTTATTGCCGACGAAGTGCAGCAGGCGGGGTAAATAGCCTTTGAGGTTCCGTGCAGCTTGTAGGCGATTCTGTGATAGGTATAGGAGTTTGTTATGGCGAAAAATGATTTGGCAGTTGCTGAAACTATCGAGTTGTGCCCAGGATTGGTTATTGATACCAAGCTAAAGATGGGTGCGGTATGGTGGTTAGAAGATAAGTTTGATAAAACAATTGCTGATATAAGATTCGACAGTGGCCGTATTCGGGATATGGCTAATCTTATTATCGCGCTTGCTTTGCAGCATAACCCAAAATTGACAGAAGAAAAAGCCGAGCAGCTTTTCAAACAATTAGAACTTGAGCAGCTGACGGGTGTTATTGAAAAGTTGACCTCTGTTTTTGATATTCAGTTAAAAAGCCAAGTAAAAAACTTGCCGAGGGCCAATCGAAAGAGGAAGTAGATTGGCCGGCGGCTTGTTTTACGTTGTCGAAGGAATTTGGCTGGACTTATGAGCAGATACGCAACCTGACGTTACAGGAATTTGTGCATAGTTTCGAGCAACTTAGGATTTACAGGCAGCAAGTGCCGACAACTGATGTAACTTTGGAACGAATACGCTTAGCACTATTTGGCTTTTTTGGTATTAAAGATAAAAAACCAATTGGTTCTATTAAACAGAGCCAAGAAAAGGAAAATAGAGCAAAGATGGCTGAATTAGGACTGCCGAGTATCAGTTTTACAACAGCGGAAAAAGAGGCCTGGTTAAAAGCGGGTATGCCGAATATAGGTAAGTTCTTGAAGGAATACAGGGCTAAGTAGAATGAGAATAAAGAAAAACACGCATTGCAAATCCAATAATGAGAGCAAACAATATAAAACAAAAAATCATTTTTACAACGTGGAAAAACAAAATATATATTTTTTGCTTAAAAGATGCTTTTGCAGGTTGTTCTTTTTGGCAATTCGGGCAGATAATAGTTTGCTTATCAATAGTTTTTTTGCAATAAGGACAAATTTTGTGCAGCATTAAATGAATTAAATCTTTGAGGAATATAAAAGGCAAAGTTAATAAGACAGCTATTGCGAATAATAAGGCAATTGCAAATAGTATAAGTTCCATAATGTTCGTATAGCATATTTTGAAAAGGTTGTCAAATGGAAAATGTCGGAACTTTAAGTGCAAAAGTAACTGCGGATATACGGGGATTGACTGTTAATCTTAGTCGAGCTACGCAACAAATAAGGACATTTAGGGATAAGACCAGCAGAATACTCAAAGCTAATGCTGAATCTTTCAGACGACTTGGTAGAGCAGCTGGAGTACTCGGCACTACAATTAGTGCAAGTATGATGTTGGTAGTTAAAACTGCTGGAGATTTAGAGAAAGGATATATAGAAGTTGCAAAACGAACAGGCTTTGCCGACGAAGAAATGGTGAAATTTCAAAAGAGTCTGGAACGGCTTGCTATAAGTATGGCTGGTGTTTCCATAAAAGAGTTACAGTCAATTGCAGCTACGGCAGGACAATTAGGAATACAAGGCGTAAATAACATTTTAATTTTCACCAGAACCATTGCAAAGATGGGTGTAGCAACGAATTTAAGCGCGGATGAGGCAGCAATTGGTATGGCAAGATTGCTCAAGGTATTAGGATTGGGTGTTGACAAGGCAGAAAAACTTGGTTCGGCTATGAATGAATTGTCGAATAATACTACTGCCACTTCCAGCGATATTTTAGACATAACTAAAAGAATGGGGGCGGTGGCAAAGCAATTCGGTTTAACGGCAGCGGAAACGTTAGGATTTTCGGCAACTATAAGAGATATAGGTGGAAGATTGGAATCCGGCGGTTCGGCAATAATGAAGATTTTTAACCAAATGATGTCAGAGGCAGAACTCTTTGCAAGCGTATCGGGAGTATCACTAAAAGAGTATAAAAAGTTGGTTGACGAGAACCCCATAAAAGCATTAAAGAATTTCTTAATTCATCTTCAATCGCTTGGAAAATGGCAAAAAAATGAAGTGATTGAAAAAATGGGATTAGCAGGTATGAGAGTGAAACCGATTATAGCGGCACTTGCTGATAGTGAAGAACTTCTTGCAAAGAATATGGGAATGGCAACTAAAGCATACGAAGAAGGTACAAGTTTACAGCGTGAATACGAAACTGCATCAAAGGCACTTTTTGCACAGTTGATGAGACTGAAGGATAGCATTGTCATATTGGCAGCAAAAATAGGTGATACATTACTACCGGAGATTAAAAGTTTAATAGATAAGACTATTCCTATAATCACACAATTAAAACAATGGAATGAAAAATACAAAGACTTGACCGCCGCAATTACAAAATTTACAGCGGCTCTTGGTTTATCATTACTTGGAGCCACCGCATTGGGATATGCACTTTTTGGTATTGGCACAACAATGGCAGCTTTGTCCAAAGTTGTGCGAGCTTTGGGCAGCATTTTTGCAGCAATGTGGGCTAAAGTGTTGGCTCCTGCATTACCACTTATTGCTTTATTTGCAACTCTTGGTGCTGCTGTTTATGCCTTTCGAGCAGCTTGGAAACAAAACTTGCAAGCGATACGAGACAGATTCGAAGATTTTGTCAATATGATTCGTGTTGGCTACAATAAAATAAAAAAGGTAACTTCAGAAGTTCTCAACTGGTTTGGTATAAATTGGTTGAAGGTACTAAAAGGGGTTTATAAAAGATTTAAGGAATTTATATCTGATATTGTTGCAGGAGTAAAAAGTGCGTGGGCTTGGTTAAAAGGCGAGGATTGGGCAGCGGCGTACGTTAAAGCATTTGAGAATACAATGAAAGGATTAGGGGATTTTGAGGACAAGGTAAAAATAACTTTAGATGAGATAAAAATAGACTTGGGAGCTTTTGGCGAAGCTACGACGGAACACTGGAAAGATTTGTGGGAAGCCATAAAAAAACAGGCAGGGGAAGATATGGATGCCTTGATAAAAATAATCAAGGAAAAAATGCCTGCTCTTTATGACCTTTTTGCGGGTGTTGGTATTCCAGAGTTCAAACTTCCAGCAGGGCTTGGGGCAGCTCCGGCTGCAAAGAAAAAGCCAGCTACTGCAGCTCAAATTGTAGATACAAAAGCCATTACAGACGCTGCTAATTACGTTTTAAGAGAAACTGACCGGATAGCAAATGACGAGTATTTAACACGGTTAGAACGCAAGCAGGCATTACTCAATCTTGAAAAAGAATATGCATATCTTTTTACAGAGGAAAACAAAAAATCTTTTGAAGAAGTTGAAAATGCTTATCAATCGCTTACTGAAGAGATTGTTCATTTAGATAAAATGCGATTAGACCAGTTCAAAATTTATATGATGGAGTTACGAGAGTCATTCCAGGATTGGGCTTTGTTTGTAAGTGAAAAAATGGCTGATGTAGCTCGAAAAATAGAGGAGTCGTTATCAACAGCATTTGAGGGCATTATGCACGATGCTCGTAATTGGCGTGATGTTGTAACTAATCTTATTGGGGATGTGCGAAGGGCGTTTGAAAGGTTAGTTGCCCAAATGTTAGCTCGCAAAATGATGGGACTATTGACAGCTGGCGGAACGGGTGGATTGTTAGGTGGTTTAGGTGGTCTTTTCAAGCCTATGGCGTTAGGTGGCATTGTCAATCAGCCCACGCCGATACTTGCCGGCGAGTCGGGGCCGGAGGCTATTATACCTCTAAACAAAAAGGGAGCGTTGCCCGAAAAGTCGCAACCAGTGCGAGTAACTGTGAATGTCAATGCAATTGATGGCGAAAATGCTTATCAGTTTTTGAGCAAAAACAAAGCTGCTATTGCTTCGCTCATGCAATCAACAATGACAAATAATCATCCTCTTAGGAGAAATTTTTGATTTGTTTAACTATATAAAAACTTAATTAAAACAAGAAGACAAATGCTTATAACCTTATGAAAGAATATTATACAGATTTGAAAAAATGTGTCAAGCAAATTCGGCTAATACTACTATAAGGTGAGCTTATAGTAGTCATAAGTGCTTTAAGCATAGGAAGTAAAGACGTTGATTATTTTAATATAAAGCGAAAAAAGGCGAAAGTAACAATATAATGTTAATTGGTAGCAGGATAGTTATAAGATGGAGTTAATAAATACGTTTATTGATTACTTGCAGGGTGGGCCGCTGCGAAAGGTCTTCGAGTGGAGAACAGAGGTTGTTAGTTTTGACTCTGGAGCTGAGCAGAGGGCACAAATTTTAAGTGAGCCAAGACGCCACTGGATTATAAATTGGCCTATGTTGCCAAAGGCTAATAGAGACAAATTAATCGAATTATTCCAAAGGGCTGCTGGCAGGTATAATACTTTTAAGTATTTGGACAGCGAAGATGAGAATGGTTCTTGCTCTTATACTCAAGCAAAGATTGAGATTTATACTGCTGTTTCAACTACAAAAACATTTACTGTTATAGGAAATTATACTTCTGTTTTCAAAGATGGCGTTCATTTTGCAATTGCAAGCTCAACGAATAATACTGGTGATTTTATAGTTGATGGCGATTCGACTTATAGCAGTGATACAGGATTGACTTCCATTGTTGTTACTGACTCCGTTGTTGATGCAGACCCAGAAAATGGGCATATTCTTAAAAAAGAGTTTCAGCTTTTTACGACTTATTATAGTGGCGAGACAGAAGAATGGACAGAAAACAGAGTTGATATTCAGCCGAATGAAACAACAGTTACAGTTGCTGGCAATCCTAAAACAAGAGATGTTGATTATACTTTGGATGATACCACTGGTATTGTGATTTTTGAAGATGGGAAGGCACCAACGGATGGCCAGACAATAGTTTGCACGTTTAAGTTTTATTATAGAGTGCGGTTTAATACCGATACGCATTTGGACTTAATGCCGGAGGTTAGTTATTACGAGGCCAATGATATTGAATTGATAGAGGTTAAGCCGTGAGAACTTTGCCGACAGAATTCAACGAAACAAATAGCAATGTAAAGTTTGCCGAACTTTTCGAGATAACTTTATTGATAGGTAAAACTTATTATTTTACAAATCATAATGATGATATTGTTTGGGGTGGTCGTGAATATGTGGCGTTGCCAATTCAAAGAAGTGCGATAAACCAACATTCCAATTTAGAAACTGATACTGTTGAATTAAAACTTTCTAATATTACTGGGGACTTAGTTTCTGAAGTACAAAAAAATATGTTAGAGGGTGCAACTATAACTATTAAGAGAATTGCTTTTGATGGCGATGCGGGCACAGGGTCTTTTTTAATACTTTTTGTTGGTACTGCCTCAAGCGAATACAATCGGCAAACATTAGTATTAAAATGTCGTTCAATTTTAGATAGTCTTAATATAACTGTTCCGAGAAGATTGTATCAGGAGCCGTGTAATAATTCTTTGTTTGATGAGAATTGCGGTTTGACACAAAGTGATTATAAATATGAAGCGGAGACAACATTAGCGTCGACAAACGATTATACTCTAACCGATAGCAGCTTTCCTGTTTATAAAGTACCATTCAATAATGGTGATAGTTCAAATCCAGTAGAAGTGGGAGATACAATTACAGGTGGCGACAGCGGCTATACTGCAAAGGTTGTTTGCATAACTTATATAACAGATTCTACCGGTTATATTTGGTATTTGGAATTATCAAATGCAAACAATTTCGACGACAATGAAGTATTAACTGGCGGCGGAAATACGGTTGTAGTCAATGGCACACCGGCAGAAGACACGTCTTTTTACGAATTAGGAGAAGTTGAGCTTACAAGCGGTGATTATTCAGGGCTTCGATTTATGATAAGAGCGGCAAAAGATGATAGTATTTATTTGGCAATACCAATGCCTGAAAATGCAGAATCTGGTCTTAGTTTTAATGTGTATCCAGGCTGCGATAAAAGGCCGTCAACGTGCAAAGAAAAGTTTGGCAATGTAGAGCGATTTTCAGGATTTATTTACATACCACGACCGGAAGAGGTATTATTATGATGGATGATTTTTTAGCACAACGAATAGCAAATAAAGCCAGAGAATGGGTAAAACTTAGAGTGCCTTATGTCCACAGAGGTACTACGGTTCGTGGTTGTGATTGCACAGGTTTTCTGATTGGAGTTATACAATCATTAGGTTATTTGCAGAATTACAAATTGGCTATGTATTCTAAAGATTGGAATTTGCATCAAGGCTGTGAAGAACAAATTATAAAGGAGATAACAAAATATGCTGATGAGGTTACTGATTTACGCATTGGCGATGTTCTGGTTTTTAGATTTGGTCGAGCAAAAAGCCACGCAGGAATATATTTGGGTGAGCACATATTCGCACATTCGTATCAGGATGCGAAACGGTGTTGTTATGGTGTGTTGAAAAATTCAATATGGTCTGAGCGTTGGTCGATGACTTTTAGACTGAATGAAAAAAGGCTTATACAATGAGATGCCGTAGTGGTAGAACAGTTGTTCCGTTAGTAATGGGGATTGGCGGGGCTATAATTGGCGGCCCACTCGGTGCTGCTGTTGGTTTAGGCAGTTCGTTTGGTGGTGCTGTTGGGTTTATGATTGGCTCAATGGTAGGCAGTTATTTGTTTCCTCAGAAAAATGATATTGCAGCTCCGGACGTTACAAAATACCCAATACAAACAGCGGCTAAAGGTATACCAGTAGCGAAGGTTTATGGCAGCCGGAAAGTTGCTGGCAACATTATTTGGTTTGGCGACAGTGTGCCTTATACTATCAATCATTATCAAGAAGGGGGGAAAGGTGGTGGGCGAAAAGTTCTTGTGGCAAAGGAGACAAGATATCGCCGCAGTTTTCTAATTGGGATTTGTGAAGGGCCGGCAGAAGTTCTCAACATCTGGAAAAACAAAAAACTGATTGAGCTAACTGATGCTGTAATTTATTCAGGTGATAATAGTACAAATCCACAAACAACAATCGTCTCTGAAAATGCGGCAGATGAGTATGGTTATTTTCCAGACCTTTGTTGTGCGTGGTTTGAGAATTATGATTTAGGAAATTCTGATAGTATCCCGAATTTTACATTTGAGGTTAAGTGTCCAGTTGATGAAGGATTTGTTCCGCCTGCCGGCGCTATTGCTATTTTAGATGTAAACGATTTGCAAGATATTGAACTTGACAAATCTGCAACTTATTATTTGGCAAATGATATTGATGCATCAGAGACTTCTGGTTGGGACGGCGGAAAAGGATTTTTGCCTATTGGGGATACTTCTCCATATAAATTTACTGGTGGCTTGTATGGTTGTGGGCATACAATTTCCAATTTAGTTATAAATAGACCTGAGAGAAATCGTGTCGGAATATTTGACACTATTGAAGGTGCTGTAATTCAAGATTTGACAATAGAAAATCCTACTATAAACGGCAAAAGTGAATGCACAGTATTAGCGGTTTATGTTACTAATTCCACAATTCATGCAATATTACTGACCAAGATTCGGAAATTGGTTGGTGTTCGACTTCTTGTGATGTAGAAGGTACAGAATGGTCTGGTGGATTTATATGTGTTATTTTTGGTGCAAACATATATAAATGCTATGCAACAGGTGATTTGAGTGTTCCAAGTGATGAAGGATGCAGCGGTATGGGTGGATTTGTAGGTGCAGCCATCAGTCCAAGTGTTGGTTATACAGAAGATATTGTTGATTGTTATGCCACTGGTGAAGTTAATGGTGGTACAGAAGTAGCTCAAAACGTAGGTGGATTTGTTGGAACGGTTGCTTCAAGAATAAATTTTGTAAATTGTTATTCGACCGGTAAACCAACAGGGTCGATAAATGTTGGGGGATTTTGTGGCGATGTTACAGGCTCGGATGTAACAGCAACAAACTGTTTTTGGGATATAGAAACTTCAGAAACTATCTTTAGTGCTTTAGGCACAGGTAAAACAACCAGAGAAATGCAGACGCAGAGCACATTTACTGGTTGGGACTTTGAAAACATTTGGATTATAAACCCAACAGAAGAAACACGGTCAGGCTGGACGTACCCTCAACTTATGGCTGGTTATGGTGAAACTAATGTCGAGAGGGCAGGTGGTGCGATAGACTGTAATGGTGCAATGATAATAAGAGATTTATTAACAAATGTTCGGTATGGTGGCCGCATTCCTGAGAGTTTTATTAATGATACCAGCTTTAATATAATTAAGGATTACTGCACTGCGAAGGACTATAACTTTAGTTTTGTTCTTAATGACCAAAAATCAATATGGGATTGGATTGATTATATACGTTCACATTTTAAGGGCTACGTTTATATGTCCAATGGCCTAATTTGTTTAGGCGCATATAGAGATGAATCAGCTGTTTTTGAGATTACAAGAGATGACTTAGTTGTAAGCGAAGGCGAAAACCCACCGCCTCCTGTTAATGTTAAAACGAAATCTTTTCACGATAGTGTTAATAAAATTGTTTTGGCGTGGTCAAATTGTGATAAAAATTACGATATATCAACAGTTACTGCTGGCGATGAGGTATACCAAAGAGCAACAGGCAAAATCAGGTCTAAAAATATACAAATGGATGGCATTACAAATTCAACGCTTGCTCAGGAAATGGCTTATCGACAATTGTTTGAAAACTTATACCGGTTTAAGTTTTACACATTTACATTAAGTTACAAGTCAATGAGTATTGGAGTTGGTGATGTTGGTACTTTGTCCGATGGATATATGATAAGTGAGCAGCGGATACGTATTTTGAAAATTAACGAAATTGAAAATGGAAAATTATTGCAAATCGAGGCAGTCGAGGACAAACCATATTTGTATCGTAATGTAAGTTATGATTCTGCAACTACGGAACACGAACAGCAAGAAGAGCCGACTTTAACCAGTCCGGAGATTGAGTTTACAGAACATCCGCTCGAACCGATTTTAGGTATCTCGATTATTCCACAGGACGAATGGTCGGCCGAAGCGACTGGTTCCCCTGCGTGGATTATTTATTATAGTTGGCAGGAAAATGGAACTTATAAACAATTCGATACACATCACACAGCGTCTACAAAAGGAACTTTGTCAACGGCATTGCCTGCGGAACCTGCTGTTATACATAAGCCACTTGATAGTTTTGTTGTTGATGTTGGTGATTATGGATTGTTAGAAGATGCAACTGATGCGGATTTTTTCAACAACAGGCAGTTAGCCAGAATTGGTAATGAGATTATCGCATATAAATTAGCTGACAGAATAGGTGCTACAAATGAATTTACAATAACAAACCTAATACGTGGTTTGTTCAACACTGATGCAGTAGCTCATTCGGTCGGCGAAACTTTTGTAACAATAAGCGATGCATTTCCGTATATTTATAATGCCGAAGATATTGGTAAAACAATATACTTTAAGATTTTGACTTATTATGGCGAAACAATACAGCAATTAGAGGATGTTACAGCACATAGCCACACAATAACCGGCGAATATAAAAGACCTGCTCCGGCTTCTCTGTTGCGAATATGGCAAAAAGAGGGTTATCAAAATTATCAAGGAATAACAGTAGATATTGATTGGTATTTGGCAAGCAAAACAGGGGGGTTTAATATCGGCGGTTATAATAATATTCTCGATAGTAATTGGGTATGGGGAGATGACGAAGCTGATTTAGTTGGTAATGAGGGATTAGGTTATGGCAATTATGTAGCCGATAGTGAATTAGAGCGAGTGCATTTACAAATTGAGGAACTTGATGGCACTTTTATTGCTGAGAAAATTTTAGATGCAGATGATGAACGAGAGGAGTTATCAATAATTGATGATTTTGATTTTAAGAATCCAGTTAGAATAAAAATTATACCGGCAAGAAGTTTACAATCAACAAAAAAAGCAAGTATTATAGTTAATAGGTTGGCAATATAAAGGATTAAACAATGGCAATATCTTATACAGAAGAAAACAAATTTCCGCTACTTGATAATGGTGCTGGAAATTCCGGTGCAGTTCTAAATGGTGTGTTAACTAATTTAGATAAAGGTTTTGAGATGACTGTTCAAGCGGGGGAGGCGATAGGAATTTACGATGCCGTTTATCTCAAATCTACAACTTATGCAATTACAACTACTACTCCTTCACATACATTAGAAATCTCTGGCAATCACGCCTCAAAATTTGGCACTGGCATAAAAATAAATATAACAGATTCAACTAACAACGATGGAGTTTATACAGTTGAAAGTGCCACAGATAATGGTGCAAATACCGATATCGTTGTTGAAGAAACCATTGTAGCTTCGGCAACACAAGGCAATATACAACGCACTGAAATGTACAAGGCAAAAGCGGATAGTGATTCTACATTGCCGGCGGTTGGAATTGCAACAACAGCCGTTGCGCAATATTTGGAAGGTAAGGTTAGATGTTTAGGCTGGATTGACGATGATGCTACTGCTTGGGATTTCACTTGTAATGATTTAATTTATGTTAGTGCAACAACCGCTGGTGATTTGACAGCAACGGCACCGGCAACACCACAAATTATAGGTGTTGCAAAATCGCCGACTAAGATTCTAATCTGCCCCGATTTATTTGGAATTAGCGGACGTATTGGCAGTCTGGAAATTGGTGATGCAACGAATAAATTAGTAATTAGTCCCAGTGGTGTTGTAACTATGGAAGAGGGTGCAAAAGGAATTTTAACATTAAGACCAGACTTTGATTATACCAGTCAAATAGCACACAATAAACCTACACAGGTAACCATAGGAATATTCAAAGGCTTTTCTTTACCTATTTATGCATCAGACAACGAAGAGATATTTTTTAGACAAAACGTGCCAGACAGATGGGATGGAATTAGCGATATATTGATGCATATAAAAGTAGCCTTATCTACTGGTGAAGATGTTGATGATAAGTTTAAGCTACAACTTTCCTGGGAACACACGACCGTTGGAGAGGCAGTGCCGACAACTTCTAATAATGTTGAAGTTGAAACAACTATTCTTAATGGTCGCAATGCGCAATATAGTGAGTACGAAGTTTCTTTTGTAATTGATTATGATATAGATGGCAGTGGTAATGAAATACTTGCGCACGAATTATTTAGCGGCAGACTTCGCAGGATAGCCGCTTCGGCTTCGGAAATTAGCGGAGAAGTTATTGTATTAGATTGGCATATGCATTATAATGTTGACAAAATGTTCAAGGCGCCGTAGAACTAAAAAGAGATATAAACTATGAATTATTATTGTTCACAACTGGTAGGGATTTAAGTGGAACGGGAAGGTAAAAAATGGAAACGGAAACGGGGCAATATAACTACAGTAAACCATCAGGCGGTACGGCTACTTTTCTTGTAGCCGCGAGTGATGCTCCTGCTGAAGTTAAGGCGAGGGCGGATTATGTCTGTGATGGTACTGCCGATGATGTTCAGATACAGTCAGCAATAGATGCTTTGGGTACTGTTGGTGGTACAGTTTATTTAACTGAAGGAGCATTTGATATTTCCGCCAAGGTAAACCTTGATTCAAAGATTACTTTCAAGGGTAGTGGCCATGCAACTATTCTTAATGCCAGTGATTCACTTGATGAAACGATGTTAGAGGCTGATACCAAAACAGATGTTATTGTATGCGGTCTGGCAATTGATGGTACGGGCCAAACGGGCACTTCTTATGGATTGTCCTTCAAGGCGTCAAGCCAGTTTGCCGCAAAAAACCTATACGTCCATAATACAGCTAAAGATGGCGTTAGGGTCGAGAGCAGTAATCATGGCATTGTGGAAAATTTAATTCTTGTTGATATAGGCAATCATGCTGTTTTTGCTGGCTATGCAAGCCACGATGTTGTCATAAACAATGTAGTCAGCACAAATCCAGGGACTGAACATGTCTGTATTGAATGGCGAAAGGACTCTGTGGATAATTATAACATTAATGTCAGTAATGTAACTGGTTACGATGCCCATAATACTGGCATATATGTACAGCATGCTCATAATATAGTTGTAAGTAATTGTACTATACAGAACACCGCCAATTACGGCATTTACATTGATGATTCCTACCGTATCAGCTTTAACAACGTAGTTGTAGATACCATAACCGGAGCAGACCGTTCTTGCTATTTCGACACTTCAGCAGCACATCACATCACGGTTTCCAACTGTCAGTTTTACAATAGCGATGCAGGCAATGGGATGCAGATTAGTTCGGATAATACATCAATAACTAATTCTATGATAATTGATTCATACAAGACAGGCATAAATATAAGTGGTGCTACAAACTTGTCTCTCAACAATGTTATTGTTGACACCTCGGAAGACGTAGGTAGGTTTAATGTTTCTATAAGCAATGCTGCCAGCAACATAGCAATTAACAACTGCCAATTTTATGAGCCTACAAAATACAATATCTTTATAAGCACCGCCGACAATATAATCATAAATAGTTGTATTCTTGACGGGGCGAGCAATGCAGCAGGGCCGTTTTCTCTTACTTCCGATTCAAGTAGGGTAACATTCTCAAATTGCCTGTTTCGTCATTTTACCAATTATAGTAACATTAAAGGTAGCAACATACTTCTTCACGCAAATTCCTGGAAAGACCCCGATGTTTCTATACCAAGGCTTATATACATATCAAGTGGGCCGAATGATGTTCAAATCTATGATAATGATATGGATTGTCCAACTACCGGAGACAAGGTGTCTGGAGAGGCAGGATGGGAAGTAGTAACATTTTGCAGGAACAATCTTGGATTTAATCCTGAAGGTATGGAAAATCCATCGCCGGATGGTTCACCGTGGACATATACAGCAGGTTCTTCTGCTGAAACGGTATATATTTATAATGGTACGGTATCTGATATATCCAAAGATTCAAACAAACTTTTTGGCGAAACGGGCCATACTGTAAATTTAGAGCCTCACGAGAGTGTAGTTATCACATACAGTGTTGCGCCGACAGTCAGAGCAGATGTGCATTAGTTGTTGAAAAAGGTTTTGATTATGGCAAATGAGATAGTGTTCAGACGAATTTCGGGCAATAGTTACTTTATAACTATCAGAGATATTGAGGACAGTTACAAGATTTGGAAGCCGTCTGCAACCGCTGCTTTTGAGGCGTGGAATACTGGCGGGAGAACACTTGCTGATTATGGCATTGCAGCTTCGGAAACATTTGGCAATGGTATGTTTTCTGTCGATATGCCCGATGGAATAAATACAGCAAAGCGATTATTGATTGAAATTTATAGACAAGTGGGGGTTAGTCCAGCGGATGATGATGTCTTTGATGGTTCATTTGAGATGATTTGGAATGGCACATCTTTGGAATATGTTTTAGATACAAATGGTCGTGTTGATGTTGGTTTGATAGAAGGTATTGATGCAACTACTCAACTTGATTCTGCTGTTTATACGGGTTTGGATACTTCAATCCCATATCCAAGTGGCCCCAACAGCGTATATGAACGTATAACGTCAATGGATAAATTGATAGAATCAGGCGGTGATGGTGATTTAGCGGCTGTCAAAGCCAAGACAGATAATTTACCAGATGACCCTGCTGATGATAGCGATATAGATGCACAACTTGCTGCACTGCAGGCCGATTTGACGGTAACTAAAAAAATCGCAGAAGCTGATACGGTTATTGATACCAGTAATAGCAGCCAATGGGTATTGATATTCAAAGAGAAGGGTACAGAAACTGAGATAATGCGTAAGAATCTTAAAGATATTAACGGTAATGCAATAGCCGCCTCAAGTATTATTGTTGGCGGCCACGAACATACGGCATCACCATAGGAAAAGGAGTTTATAATGGCAAGCATCGATGACAAAACTTTATTTGGCATTTTAGCTTTGTTCGCTGGAATTTATGGCTGGCTTATAAAGCATTTATCTAATTCTAATCGGCACCCAAATGCCGATAAAATTGTTTTCCACGATGTTTGTCTCGAACGCAACAAAAGACTTGAGGATTGTATTGAGAACGAAATTAAGCAAAGCAAAGAACGATATGATAATCTCATAAAAGCTATTGACGAATTGAAAGCGATGATTAAAAATGGATATGGACATAGGTGAGCAAAATTTTTGGAATGAAAAAATGCACAAGTTAATGGTTCTGAGGGCGGACTTAGCAGACCTTGAAAAAGAGTTTTGGAAATTGCAAAATAGCTTGCCGGAAGAAGATTGTATTGAACTTGATAAACAATTTAATAAATTAAAAGGAAAACAATATAATTTATATACTTTTTTAGACAAAAAACTGAACTGAATTATATTATTCCTTTCATTTCTCTTCTCTGAGCCGCAGGATATTTATTGTTCTGCGGCTTTATTTTACGAAAAACCGACAAAATAAATTACAATCAGGCCTTGACAGAATTATTTTTTTTTCAAAAAACGCCGTTTTTGGCGTAAAAATCCACTTTTATTTTTTATTTTTTTCTTGCAATGTTTCTTAAAGTTTATTAAAGTTTAACTAATGAATGGTCGATATATAAGTAAATGATTATTAACACTTAATTGAAAGGGTAAAAAAATGAAAAATGGCTATTACACAAGGCCGGAACTCGTTAGAGAAGTCAAAACTGTTATCGCTAACCACCACCACTTAAAACCTGCCGACATAAAAATAAAGTTTGAGTCCCCCTGGAAGCTACACAAATTTCCGACGGGCCTGGTTCAAAAGTTTGCGAATATAGTTATTTCGGCTGCCGGTTTTATCCCTGTGCATAAGACTATAGCACAAAATCAATCCCGCAAGTGGTATATCTCTTGATTGTCTTGGCCAGGGTCCAACGAACCTAATGAGTGTTGAAACTTTATTAACTTTTATTGAAAGGGTAAAAAAATGAACAATACCAATTTGCTAATCAGCATTATCCAGGACATCAAGCACAAAAATTATGACGCGGCTCACGATGATGCGTCTTTTTTGCCAACAAAAATCAGTCGTAAAATTCAGTTAGCCATACAAACCGGCCGATATTCTGATGCTCTAACAATAGCCGACCGCGCTTTAGGCAATGCTTAACACCCCACAACACCGGCCGAGGTTATTGGGCGTTAAACTTTATTAACTTAAACTTGAAAGGGTAAAAAATGAAAGCTGAACAGGCAAAAGATGTTATAGATAAAATTCTTAGAAACGCCGGCGCTACTGTGATTCACAGACACGGCTCCGGTAGCGGTGATATAGATATAGTTATTAACTATGAAAACAAAGCGGCGTTGCGGCGGCAATTGCGGGCTGAGTTCCGACAAGCACTGACACTTCAGCACCTTCCGGCTACCTTGCATATATATCACCCGAAACTAAAACTGAAAGGGTAAAAAAATGAACAAACACAATACAAAAGAAGATAGAGCCATTAAACGACTATTGGCCGATATGGAAAAAGTTGGGTTAAGGCAAAATGATAAGTATGTGAACGTAAAGGATATGTATTCGGCCAAACAATTAGCTACGGCAGGTATTTGTCCGAAATACAAATGAGTTTTTTACCCTTTTGCGCCCTTGCCTCGTTGGCGGGGCGCAAGGGTTTTACCCAAAACAGAAAGTACATAGTCTTAATTGGCCAGATGTCCAAAGCGAAAATATAAAAAATAATAGTTGATTTTAAGGAAAACACAAACGATTTTGCAGAAAATACAAGATTTTGACTTGACTTTTGTGTGTGAATTACTATAATATAATAGAAACACATTTTTTTTAGGAGAAGAAAATGAGGAAGTTAATGATTGTGATGTTGGGATGTTGTATGTTTTTGGCAAGTGGCTGCTTTGAGTACACACTAACAGCATTTGGGCAGGGTGTCCAGTACGCTGGCAAAGGTATCGGCACAATCATTGAAGGTGCCGGCAGAGATATTGAGATTGCTGCCAGCGGCATTCCTGAGTATGTCGCACAAAACTAAATGCTTGGAGGGGGGATGGAATCTTATATTTATAGGAGTAAATAATGGAAATTGAATGTCAATACTACGGAGTCGAAGATGTGGCTAAAATTATGGGCCAATCAGTCGCTTGGGTGTATTTACACAAAGATGAACTACCGCCACGCAGGGAAATCGGCGGGGTGCTGAAGTGGGACAGGACTACCTTTGACGATTGGCGTGCTGAAGACGCCAAAGGACATAAGGCGGCAACGGATTAAATTGGGCTATGGATGGCTCAGCCGCCTTTAATAAATAGTTCATTGAAAAGTTGATAAAAAGCCAGCAATACAGGTATGCTGGTGCAATTATCCCTCCTCCGAAGCCGCTGGCCTGTATGGCGGCGGCTTGTGATTAAACCTAAGCCAGCAAGAGGGCTAAATCACTGGCACATAATTTTTTCCCTAAAATGGTGGCGGCTCAAAACAAGAAAATGTCAGTCAAAGAGGGCACTTTCGGTCTCCACAACTAAGAGCCGCCACCTGTTTGAAAAGTTAATTATAACCGGCGAATCAAACCCTTAGAAGGCAACTGTGCCAGCCTGGCAAAAACAGTTGAGCAGAAGGAAAACTGCCCGTCGGTTATTTGAAAAGTTAAGAGAGTGCAATAACGAGAATCCCTCTGGGTCTGCGACAAGGCTTATCGTGGCGGGAAAGATTTGGGCTGGAATCAATCGCAGCGGATGGCCAGCGAAACCAAATTGAATACCGCCCTTTGCACTCTATAGTGAATATGGCGGTGGCGAAACTAAATGAATACTAAACTCACAATGTATGGTTAATTTAGTCGCGGGTTATAGCTGGATGTTCCAGCGGCCACCGCCTTTTCTTTTGGAAAGGAGCCGAAATGTCAAGAATGTTTTTTGATGGCCAGGAACTTCAAGCAATTTTTTGGCCAAACGATGAAGAAACAATAAGAGCAGGAATAAATACAAATATCACAAGTATTGAAGTTGTAATGGAATCTGGCCAAATGGCAGGTGTTCCTTGGGCAATAGTATCGATGCGTGATGGGCGCCAATACAAATACAATTTGGCTTTAGCAAAAGGTGTAGAAATTTGAAAGGAGTGAATAATGAAAAAAGTTGATTGGGTATTACATTATCAAGCGGTGTTTGATTGCCCGGAGTGCGAAAGTATGATTGTTGAAAATTTAGGAGAAACCCTTGATGCAAGCGACATAGAAATAGAATGTCCAGATTGTGGATGTAAGTTTGAACTGAAAGAATATCGAAAGGCGGTGAATAATGAAAAAATTGCATTGTAAAGATTGTATTTATTGGAGAGAACAAAGTGGGAGCTGCCACGTTTTATGCCCTAAACGAATGGATTTTTCTTTTAGTTGGGGTTTGCCTGTTTGTGAATTATACAAAGCGGGCGAACCAAAGTCAAGGAAGGTTAATCAATTTTTAGTGTGGTCAGGCGAAAAACCAGAAGGTACGCAGTGAAATCCCGAAAGAAAGTATAAAAATGAAAATAATAAGAATAATAGGAGCATTGATAATTGGATTAGCTCTTATATTATGGATTGGCTACACAACCCAACTATACTGTGAATTACAGGTAATTAGGTCAAAATTACCCTCTCAAACCGAAATTCAGCAGCAATTAGTTGATTTAGGCTACCCTATTACAGTTGATGGGGTTGTAGGTGATAAGACACGCAAGGTTTGGGACGAAGCCATTTGCAACCAATATGCGAGCGAATATGACTATTATTATGAGGTGCGAAAATGAAAATTAAAGAATACACAGGCTGCGCTTCTACAACAAGACAAGAAGATTTGCCGCTGTTTGAGCAGCCGTTGTGCCATACAAACGACACTGCAAGTAGCTATATTGCCGCAGACAAGTTAATTAAGTCCGGCAAGCTCAGCCAACAGGAGGCCGAAGTTTATGAGACGCTCAAGCGCCACGACAGAGATGTAGGTTATACGGCCAAAGAGTTAGCATTCTTGATGAGTGACAGTGATAATCTGACGGAATATATGAAGGATTATTATAAAATTCAGAGACGGTTAAGTGGCTTGCGGCGCAAGAGCAAAGCTGGTCGAGTACGAATTGATGGGACACTAACCTTTAGTGATTCGCCAAACAAAAACGAATTAAGAGAACGCCTCGGCTGCTGCGTGTGGAGGGCAAAATGATTCACCCCGAAATTGAATCCGCCGAGTTAACTGGTTATGGAATTGGTCAATCGCCAAATCTTGTTGGCGACTGCCAAGCCTGCGGCGTAGAAATGTATGGCTATGAGGTCGTTCAATGCCCTTTCTGCGATGCCGAAGTTCACCGAAGCTGCCTCATAACTTGCGAAGAGTGCGGCTTGTCTGGCTGCAAGAGGTGCATAAACAAACGAGACGTGGGCGGTAGAGATGTTTGCGATGAGTGCAAAAAAGAGAGCGAGGAATAAAGATGGAGATATTTGATTGTCAACAGGGAACGGACGAATGGTTCAAGTTAAAATTAGGCGTGGTATCTGCCAGTAATTTTTCCAAAGTCCTCAACAAAGGAACTGGTCGGGGGCTTTATATGCGCAAATTAGTTGCTGAAAAATTAACAGGGGTTACCCAAGTATCATATTCTGATAAGAATATGGCTTCTGGTCAAGAGTTAGAATCGGTAGCGAGAGAATACTATGAAAAACTAAATGGTTGCAAAGTTAAGCAGGTCGGCTTTATCAAGATGAATGAATTTGTTGGTGCAAGCCCCGACGGTTTGGTCGGCAACGATGGTGAATTGGAGATTAAGTGTCCAATACCATCTACGCATATTGAGAACATAACAAAGTCTAAAATGCCAACTGTTTACATTCCACAGGTACAAGGACAGTTGTTGGTAACTGGGCGTAAGTGGTGCGATTGGGTATCCTTCTGTCCGACTATGCAAAAACGACCGTTTTTTTGTATCAGAGTATTTCGAGATGAGGATTATATAAAGGAACTCCATATCAAAATACAGATGTTCGTAAACGAACTAAAAAAGATAATTGAGAAATTAACAGTAAATGAGTTTTGATAGCGAGGTGAAAAATGGAAAGGAATGATATTCAAAAAACCAATTCGCCATTAGATTCTGCGGCGGCCTTAGTGCAGGCCAATGGGAATATGGATGTCGAAAAGTTAAAAGAACTGTTGGATTTGCAGGAACGGTGGGATGCAAACCAAGCAAAGAAGGCGTATGTTGAGGCAATGTCTAAGTTCAAGGCTAATCCGCCTGAAATTCTCAAAGATAAAACTGTCGGTTATAAGGATACAAAATATAACCACGCCAGCCTTCACAATGTTACAACTAAAATCAACTCAGCACTTAGCAAGCACGGCTTGACAGCCTCGTGGGTAACAAGTCAGGATGGCGGCTCAATTAAAGTAACCTGCAAGATAACCCACCTAATGGGACATAGTGAAGAGACTTGCCTCTCTGCCCCACCGGATAACACAGGCAGTAAAAACGTAATCCAAGCTATTGGCAGCACGGTAACTTACCTGCAAAGATATACTCTTTTAGCATTAACAGGACTTGCAACCCACGACCAAGATGATGATGGAGCCGGTGCAGGCAAAGAACCTGCTGAGCCGCCTGTTCCAACCAAAGAAAATATAGCTGTTCTTAAAGTTATCTGTGAGAAGCTACAAGAATCACTGCCGGATGGCAAAGTAGTCGATGAGAGTAAAGTTGCTGCAATCTTTTTTGCACATCAAGGAGCTTACCCATCCAGTATGAAAAGGGCAAATGCAGCCGCTTCGTGGTTAATCAAGTTGAATCGAGAAGATAGTTGGGTAAAATAAAAATGTTAGTCAGAGAGGATTTGCCGCCAGCAGGCAGCGCAAATGGAAATGGAATATGATATAGAAGAAAAGGAGATTGAAGATGGCAGGAATACTTAGCGGAAAACTTGTAGAGATAGTACCCCCAAACTTCACCGATAGTTACGGCAATTCGTATCAAGACATAACTATTCAGACGGACGAAGGGCGATTTGCAGGCAAAATTGTCTCTCGGCACCCGTATACGCAGCAGGCTATCGGCCAGATGGGTCAATGGACTTGGGAAAACAAGAAAAACAAAAATGGTGAGGATTATCTAAAATTCAAGAAGTACAATGAGAAATACGCCCAATCTACACCGATGCAGAACGCACCACCTCAGCCGCCACAGACGCAATATGCACCACCGCAGCCACCTTCTCAGAACGCACAGCCGCCCGCTGGGCAGCCAAACGCTGCTGAGGCTAAGGATATGCGAACAGTTAGAGGTAACGCCCTGAACGCTGTTCTGAGCGCAACAGACATACCTTTGGATATGGTCAAAGAATACTTATTGGCAAGTGTCGGCTGGATTATGACTGGGGATTGGACTGTTAAGCTCTATCCGGTATCTACTCCTAAGCCACCAGTTACAAATGATAGTCCCGAATACGATGAGCCAGATTTTTGATATGAAAATTAAGCCAAAATTTTGCGGGATAATTAAAGATAGTAAATTCGTACCAGATTGGCCGGAGCAGCGGCAGGCATACCTCTTAGGCCTTGAAGGTCAAAAGGTCGAAGAAGTTATTGGCAAACCTCAAGTTTCTAAGACCCTTCCTCAGCTCCGGTACTTTCACGGTGTGATATGTAGTTTGGCCAGTGAAGCCAGTGGTTATACCAAAGAAGAAGTTAAAGGTCTGCTCAAAGGGGAATTTTTGACACGATATGTAACTGGTCCCACGGGTAAGGTGATTGCGTGGGTTCCGAGCCTTGCAGACCTGAAAAAAGATGAAATGAGTAACTTTATAGACTCTTGTATAATGCTGTGTGCGCGGCATTGGGGCTGCGTAATCCCCCCGCCAGACACCATAGTATATTAGAGGAGACGAAAAATGGGACAGGTTATAGCGTTGATGTCAGCAATGGGTTATTGGTTCGAAGGTAAACACAAAGAATCAAATGATTTGGTCTTAGAATTTTTGGACAAAGACGAAAATAGAATCGAAGTAAAAATAAAAACAAAGGATTGAAAATGCATTTCAAACAAGGACGTGAACTAACAATTCTAAAGCGATTATTAGCCAGGTTGTGCAATAAAAAAGGCACACCTTCGCAAATAACGTCCGAAGAATTGATGAGACTACTGGAACTTTGGCGGCGTGAAGATATTCGCACTTTATTTATATGGTCGCACAGGCTCGAACTTGCTTTCCTCGGCGTACCGTTTGAGGAATTAGACGAGTGCGAAGCCAGACTTAAAAGGAGTTTGGATTGGTAATGGATTTGCCGGCAGAGAAAACCTTAAAAAGGATACTTAATATGAAAGAAAGAATCATTAAAAGCAAAAAAATTAAAGGCAACTTAGAATTTGACGGCAAAATTATATTTACTGCCAAAAGTGAGGTTGTTGAAGTTAAGGGTGATATAAATTGTGCAGCCCTTGTAATAAAAGAGACATCACTGCGATGCAAAAACATCGACACACACGGCGGATACATCAACACACACGGCGGCGGCATCGACACAGACGGCGGATGCATCAACACACACGGCGGCGGCATCTACACAGGCGGTGGACACATCGACACAGACGGCAGATACATCTACACAGGCGGCGGATACATCAACACAGACGGTGGATACATCGACACACACGGCGGCGGCATCGACACAGACGGCGGATGCATCAACACAGACGAGCTGTATATTCCATTGATTTTTGATTATTCAAAGATAGGGAAATTAACCTGTAAGCTAATAAGATTTAGTAGCAATGATGGCTTTGAGAGAAAATGGTGGCTCGAAAAATATCATTGTTTAGGTTTTTCTAAAATGGCCAATATTGTCAAAAGAGGTTGCACAAAAGAGATTCAGCAGAATATCAATAAGCTATCGGAAAAATATAGAAAAAAAGTACTGGATTGTGCTTCTTGGACGAAAATTGAGAAGGCAGCGCTAAAGGCGTGGTTCGAAGGTGGATTGAAAGAATACAAGTTTTAGTGAGGCTAACAAATGACATTGCCAGTAAACCAAATAATCAAAATAAATAATTAAAAAATATAAAATAATCCTTGCACAGATACGAGGATGTGGTAGAGTAGTGTTATGAACAGTTGTAGTGTACAGTATTCCAAATCAAATACAAGCCGCCCAAAGGCCCTGTCTGGCGTATGCTATGACTGTTCATCCTGCGGGCGGCTCTTTTATTATGGATACTAAAATGACAATTCGATTTACACTTGCGGAAAAGTGGCAAGACCTCTGGTTCAGGAAATTGCTGCCATTAGAAAAATTACTCTTTTTGTATATCTGCGACAATTGTAACATTGCCGGAATATGGGAGGTTGACCTCGAACAAGCGGCATTTTTTATTGGTACTGATTTAATCTCCATAGAAGGGGCTTATAAGGGGCTTGCAGGGGGCTATGAAACTCTTAATAATAACCGTATTTGGCTCAAGAATTTTCTCGAATATCAACGTAATACACCACTCAATCCGAATAACGCAGCACACGCTACAATCATCAATTTGCTTTTACCGTATAAAGACTTATCAGAAAACATCTTACAACTTCTTTCAACTGAACCGATAAAGGGGCTTACAAGGGGCTTACAAAGCCCCCTAAGTATAAGTATAGGTAAAGGTAAAGGTAAAAGTACCAGTAAAAGTAAAAGTATATATAGCTCGGATTTTGAAAAATTTTGGTTAGTGTATCCTAAAAAAGTAGGTAAGGGTGAAGCATATAAATCGTGGCGCAAAATCAATCCGCCGGCAGTGATGATAGACAAGTTAATATCTGCTGTTGAACAGCAAAAGAAAAGTGAACAGTGGTGCAAAGAAAATGGTCAATACATTCCGAATCCCTCGACGTGGCTGAACCAAAGCCGTTGGGATGATGAGTTGGCGGTTCCCAAGGAACAAAATTTTGCCGAAGCGCTCGCTGAGTATGAGCGACTGGAGGCTTTGAAAGAGGCTAAGTATGCTGCGAAGCGAAGCGGTTGATTTTGTTAATAATCACATAAAGAACTTGTTTCCTGGGTGGAGTCCGTCTTTGGCCGAAAGTGGCGTTTGGGTTGATGAGCTTTCCGCTTTTGATTACAGCGTAGCGAAGTCGGCGGTGCATACTTTTTTAGTAAGCGAAAAGGGTAGTTTTAACCGTCCAAAATTATATTACATCGTCAAAGAATGCAAGAAGAATCAAACTTGTGTAGTTGTAAAACAAGACCCTGTTAAATTGTTTACGATGCGAAATTTAGATAATCCACAAAATCATAAGGAAATTTATGTAGGATGCCCCAAAGAAGTTCCCGATAGTAGCGAAATTATGCTACGAGCAGAACAAACTAAAAAGAAATTCGAGAGTCTTTACAAAGGTAGATGGGTTGTGGAGATTGCTGAAGGGATAATCGAAGATTAACTTAAAAGGCAAGAACGGAAGGAAGTCGGTGAATAATTATGGCAAAAGTTACACAGAAAAAAAAGGCTTCAGCAGCTATGAGCAGGTATATTCGTCTTAGGGATGCTCTTTTATATTGCCAAAAACACGGTATAGATTTAAGGCAGTTTAGTCGACCCGAAGATATTATAGGCGAATGTTGTACTTGTGGAGCCGTGAAAAGCTGGTTTAGAATGGATGCTGGACATTACAAGAGTCGAGGTTCAGGTGGAATGAGTGGTGTGTATTTTGATGAGCGTAATGTTCACCTTCAGTGTAAACGCTGCAACGGGTTTGAGGGAGGCAGGCCAAAAGAATATCGGGAATTTATGTTAAAGAGATATGGGCAGGATGTACTTGATGATATAGAGCGCAAGCACCGTATTATTAAGGGTGGTGGTGGAGTAAATGATATGTCTATGAAAGCTGTTGAGATTTTTTATAAAGAGAAATATAAAAGACTAAAGCAACTCTTTTTATAAGATTCAAGGGGATAAAGAAGAGTATGAAGAATTAAAAGAAATTAAGTTAAAAGGAGACTTGAAATGAGCAAGGGAGTACCAAAACGAGATGGCAGTGGTAAAGGCCGCAGGGCAAATCGTGGCCGTGGCGGGTGTAAAACTACGCAAAAAACAGGAAGGGGGCGACAAAGATAAAAATGGCCTGAGAACAAATAGTAAAGAAACACTAAAAAAGAAAGGAGCTTATTATGATTGAATATGAAGTTTATATTACAGAAAAGAGTCACAACGAGGTTTTTACTTAT